CCACCAGAAGATGCAACAGTAGAATTGATCGTTACATCAAATGAATTTGGTGATACACCATCAGGATTCTCTAATACACCAGAAAATACAAATGTCTTTACTCCATTTGTCTCTGGTCCTGCAGTAGTAATATAAGAAACTTCTACTCTTGCTCCATTATCTAATTTCTTACCAATTACACCATCACCAAAAAGAATCTCATATCTTTCATCATCAATCTCATCTAAGAAGAAGATCTTCGATTCTCCATCTACTCCTAAGATATTATCAGATACTAAGTATTCTTCGTTGAATGAACCACCAGTAGGGAATACTTTTACTCTAATCGTATTTGTATCAATATTCTGGTTATCTAAAATAAATCTCTGTGATTTTAATGCCGTGTTGATAACAAAAGTATTTGTTATCTGTGTTCCCTCACGAATAGGAACATCTGTAAATATTGCAGTTTGATTTACAACTTGTGCCTTTACATCATCTAATGTAACATACTGATAGATGTTATTATCAAACGAGGCAATAAATCCCGTTCCTTTCTTCAATAATAACTCAGTATCAGTTGTTGGATTTGTATAATTTACTGTAAATGAAATAAATGCAGTAGGTGAAGTAATACTCTTCGGTCTATATCCTAATTGCTTCGCTAATGCTACTACGTTGTCTCGTAAGGTGGCAGAATCTATGAATAGTTCATTCACCACCATGTTGGTGTTAAATGCCGTATAATAGGTGTTATAGGCAAGAGTATCAATCAACACCGATAGTGCTGATCCTTCAAAGTCATAATCAGTAAAATCTGATTGTGCTCTAAGATAATCCTTTAGAGCATCTTTTATATCTTCAAAATCTAAGTTTGCAACCTGAGTATATGGCATTATCGTGTACGCTCTAAGAAGAATTCTACTGCTATTGGTGTATCATCTCTTCCAATAATAGTATATGACAATTCAACTTCATAACCGTTATTCAATTCATCTGGTACACATCTGATCGAATCTACATTAATTCGTGGTTCATAACGATTCAATACATCACGAATCTCAGATCTGATAATACCAGCACTACCAAAATCTAATGGTTCAAATAATATATTCTGAATACCACATCCCAACTCTGGTTGAAATGGTCTTTCACCCTTTCTTGTAAGAAGCAATCCTGTTATTGCCTGAACAATAGCAGCTTTATCTTTTACAGTTACTAGATCATTCGTAACAGGATGCTTCTTAAATGTAACACTCAAATCCTTGAATGTCTGAAAGGTTGACATCTATACACAGCAATAGGCTGCAATTATTTATTCACTCGTGCCAACGCTCCACAAAGTCATCAAACCCTCCAGAACCGCCACAAGGACGTGAGTAACGATCTTCTGGTAGATCATATAGTTCATCACGTTTCTTTGCCCTTCTGTGCTGTCTCAGGTACTTCTCACTATCATGTTCGGTGATAAGTGTTTTACCTTCCTCAAGAAACTCATTTCCTTTATCTACTGGATATAATCCCATCTTAGTCTCCGCTAGATTTTATCTAGAACTTTTAAAGGGGTTGCTATCCCATCAAAATCGGATTTTCGGCGTTCATGCCCAGTGACTATTCGGTTTCTCCCACCAGAAATGCAAATCCTCAATAGCATCATCATAATATAGTGAAACCAGATCACTCTTATATTTACTATTTACATTCTCACAAAGTGATAAAGTATAATAATTCTTACCACAAAGATCATTATACTTCTTGATACACTCCGTAATCCATGTGTAATTCCCTCCTCGGATAATGCCAGCTTCACATAATACAAAGTTATCCCACTCTAAAATCCACTGCGCAAGGTTTAGCTCAAAGTCAATCCTGTACTTCGTAACATCTTCATCAGGAAATGGCACATTTACTGCCTCAATATGAAAAATCTCCCGATCCATGGATAATGAATGCGAGAGATGTTGTGTGACAATACTAGAGTAATCAGGAGAAATACACAAAAAACATGTCTTACTTGGGTGTATATCCCAATCTGACATCTGAATCTTGTATGACATCTCCTGAATGAGTGCCATCTCTTTATCCTGTGAGATGAACAGTAAATCCTTCATTACTTTCCTTGACCTCTATATGCCTTACGTGCTTTGTTACGACTTGTTGCAGCATACTTTGTATGTTGCCCATTACCCTGTCGTGTGCTCTTCGGTTTAGATTCAATAATCTTCTTACCGCTAATTCCAACTTTGCTTCGTGCCATAATTATGCTCCTAAGGTTTGTGTTCCAATCTGTATTGTAGGATAACTAAACGGTCCTGTCAAGGTCCTAGGTGTTGTTGCTCCTATTAATATATCTGCCTCGTCTCCAGTAACTGCGAATAATTGTCCGTTAATTAACACCGTCTTGTTTACTACTGGATCTATCCTTCGTATCCCTGGTTGACATGGTAAAGGTATAAGTGGATTAATCTTTACACCCTCTACACTCGCAGGTAAATTCAACGAATTATATATCCTTGCTGGTTGTCCCTCTATAAAAACATTCGGGGATACATACGGTACTCCTCCTAATGGTGCCGCAGGATATAAACAATTCCCATCAGTACTCGGTGTGTCTACTGTCTCTGGTCCAACAATATTTGGCATCTGATCTCCTCTATACTATTGTGCAAATAATCTAGAGTATTTGACAAACTTTCATACTCACTCGCCTTCGGGCGCCTGTATGCTATCGTCGGTCTCTCTAATTCCCTCACCCTCTCCTCTAATACCTTCATCCTTCCCTCTAAGTCGCTCAGTAGCTTCTCGTATGACTCGTTCATTATCATCTCCTCTCATATATGCCTCTGCTGCTCTCGTCTCAAAACTATTGCAGAATTCATCAAAATTATTCAGAATACTATCAAAGTTTTCATAGTCGTCTTTTTTCATGATTTTTTTCTGGGCAAATTTTTTTATTTCAGGGGTTTTCAAAAATATTTATCGGTCGTCTGGATACCTTGCGAACTTTGTGGGTAAAATTTTCATGGCGGAATTTTTTATTTTTCGAATATTATAGCGTACAAAAAAGCCCCCTCTGGGAAACGTTTGTAGGTTAGGAAGGACCCAAACATTTCGCTTGGCGGCCCTAAGTATAAAAAAAGGGGCATAAAATACTGCCCCTAAGTGTTACTGTGCTGCTGCGAGTGAGCGTCTGCATTGCCGCTCAATCTGCGACAGAGCATAATTGTCAGATGGCGTTGCTGAGCATACCTGAATAAGGTTGAGTTTCACGTGGCGATACTTCAGGTGCTTAGACTTGCTCTCAAAGATGAACCCATACTGCAGCATGATCTCGTCAACTGCCTTGCGATACTTACGGTTGTTCATGATAAAGAATTGGTTGGGGGACTAGTTGAATGAAACCTTGTGAGGGATGGTGTTGCTCAGGGCATAGCGATTGACCCATTGTCCTGCACTCTGCTTCAGGTCAATCAGCAGGCGAAGCATGTCACGGCGACGCACATTGTGAACGCTGAAACTACCCGAGTGCCAGAAGATGAGGCAACGGCGAGACAGGGGATAGAAGCGAATCCACTCGGTTGCAGATGAGTCGATGGTGTCGATGATGATGCAGGGGTTGCGCATGTGCTTTGCTGTGTGTGCTTTGGAAGTCTAGAGGATGGAAGGGGCGCTGCTGCTGCCCCTGTTACATCTGTTCACATAACAAAGATGCCGTGCTGAGCAAAGTGATGAGGATAGTTCAGACGCCAGTTAGACAGGCGCTCAAGCAGCATCTCATCGTCCGAGCGATGGTGCAGTTCAATCAACCACATAGGGGTGCTGCCGTGCTCTGCCTCAAACATGGCGAGCAGGGAAGCGATGATGCGATTGCGAGTGGAGGTGCTCATGGGATGCTGTAGTGTGGTTGTACTGGTCAGGAGATGCCGCTCAGTGGCGATCGCTGATACCCCAGACGGTGCTAGGTGCAGAGGCAGGCAGGCGACCCTCTCGGACTGCCTGAGAACGCTGCTGCTCAGCGATCACCTGCTGGGTGTACTTCGCCATCATGGCAAAGTATACCCAGCAGGCGATCGCTGACAAGCAGCGGTCTTTGGCAGTCAGTGAACCG